GGATTTGTTTCGTAAAAAGGACTATTGTTTTCTGAAGCATGAATTGTTCTACTTTTAGTATAAACTGTCTCTCCTACAGTTGCTGAAGAAATAATCAATCCCTCTCCATGTTCTGACATTTGTCTGTATTTTGATATTCTAAGTCCACGGTCATATATTAATTGTAAATCATTTTTATCGATGCCAATAAAGTTGTCTGTGACATAAAAATAATTACCCGAACCATCTGAGTTATACTCTAAAACCACTTGCACTTGAACTGGTTTGGAGTATTCTCTGATATATTCATCATCCGGTATTGAATTGTCTATAAATTCAGCAGCTAATGTATCTGAATCATATGTGTTCTTACCAGCACTTTTCCAACCACCCCATGTTTGAGCTGATCTTCTAAAACCTCTTTGTTCCATCTTATTCTCCTAATTAATATTTTATAATTTTATTAATATACAATAAATAATATAAATACACAAGCATTATTTTTTGTTTTTTTCAACCCATTGATAAGTTGATATTCTCTGATGTGTATCCATAACATTTGGATGTTCCATTAGAGCTCTACGATAAGGTGTGAACTTAATGCCAGAACCCCATCTCTGAGTTATCAATTCTCTTTTGGTCATAATGCCTTTGTCTTTTAAATCATCAAGTAATTTTCTCATACCATCACCATTAGGATTAGCAGATGGCGTAGACTCTATCACTTCGTCAATATCTTCTGATAATCTTTTTATGGCAGTAGACCAAGTTAGATTCTCTCTTACATAATCTAGTGATTCTTGTGCCTTCTTATCTCTGTACTCATCATCATCCAAATACTTTTCTAATAGTTTGATAGCATAGTCATAGCCCGTAAAGTAGTCAGCAGTTGGATTTAACTCGTGATAATAGTCGGCATCAAACATAATGAAAGGACAACCACTCATCATTCCATCAGTTGTCGCAACAGACCATCCATTATATTTTTGAGGTGGTGAATAACCAACTTTACATTCACTTAGATAATTATGATATGATTCTTTGTCATCAAATTTAGTATCGTCAATGTAACCACCGTTTTTCTCTAACCTTTGTTGCCATGTTAACTCACCCATTTCTTTCATTTGACCTAAGTCTAACAATGGTATCCAAACTTTAAAGTCTTGTCTTTTACTCCACAGAGGATCACACACTTTCAAAATAAAGTTCTGAAAATCTTTGTAAGTTTTAGTTCTGTGATTAAATACTATTGTCTGTATTCCCAACCCATCCTTAAATGGTTTCTTTATTTCATCCATAACTTCTGAATCCAAAACTGGCAAATGATATGGTTCTACAGTTCTGTTTAATTTTTTAACGAACTCATCACTAAATTGTTTCTCGGCATTTTTTAATACCAATTTCTTTTGAGACTCAGTATTTACATAACATTTTTTCATCAAAGATATACCCTCACACTCTCTCATAAATGCTGGATATTGCCAGTTACAAACCTCTGGCACATCAAACCAATGACAGTAACCTAATACTGGTGGAATATGGTGCCACTCATTACCAAGATAGTTTGCCAAATTCCAAGTAGTTTCTGGTAGGTGACTAAATATCAAATCAATGTCTTTGAAATTCCAATTAACCTCGTCCTCATAATACTTCCAATGTATGTTGAAATCAGTATCTTGTGTTTTACCTATCGTAGTATTTCTTTCTCTTCGTATCTTGTACTCTATTCCATCGTGTGCAGAAACAAGTCTACCTTCTTTATCAGTATCTTTCTTTACAAAAGATGTATTAAGAGAAAATTTATCAAAGTGACCTCTTGTGGTTTGAATGTTTTGTGGCCATTTTACTTGAACTACATCAACATTCTCATACTCATCAAAAAACTTAAATTCATTTGAAGTTAGAGGTAAAACCAACTCCCACCATAAATCATTTCTTACTTTGTTTAGTCCACCAATCATTTTATGTATCGTCTGAACATAAGAGTCTTTTTCTAATTGCTCTATGTCAAATGTAATATTAGGCCACACTAATATTCTTTTCATTTTTCGTGGTTCACCACTACCTTTATCGGGTTTTGGTTTCTCAAATAAATTAACATTATCACCATACATATATGTCAACATTTCTCTATTCAAACCTTTTTGTTTCATGTTATTTCCCCACATTCCAAAATAAAGCGTTCTTGTTTGCATACTCTTTCATGAAAGACCAAGCCTTACTATCGTAAGTTAACGAACTTGGAAACGGTGGTCTTTCATCTTCTTTACATTCTTGTTGAAACTTATACCTTGATTTATAAGTCTCAGCTCTTCCTTGTTCTTGTGGTGTTGTATTATGACCTATCCTAACACCATATACTTTTGCATCAGGCCAGGCTCCTTGTAAACCACGACTCAATACTCCACTACTCATAACTGTCCAAACCTCTGTTGGATTTAAATTAAGACTCAAAGCTGTTCTTCTCATAGCCTCAACTATTATCGGATGGTCACCACCAAAAGGAATAAGGTGAGCATTATTCTCTTGACAATAGTATCTGGCTTTTGCCTGTATGTTAGTTAAAAAACCCATAGGAACTTCTATTATGTTACAACCTAATTCAACAGCCGCATCTGTTAACCAATACCTTTTTCCTTGTGGAACAGTAACAGTACATTTTTTACCCATATCTCTACACGCATATGCCAATGATAACTGAGCATAACCTTGTCTTGGTGAAGCATAAACAAACTCTTCTACATCAGGTTTGTTTTTAACATAGACAGTAAATGCTCTTCTTTTTGTACCACCGTTGAGTAGGTCATCTCGGACTACTCGGAAACCGCCATGTTCTTTGACGACTGGTTTTGGTAAATCTATATCGTAATCTATTTCGTCTAATTTGTAATCTAATATATCCACTAATAGTCGTACAAAGAATCCAAAGAAGGTTTGTGAAAGATAAATATTGGCTCATATTTCATAACTTGACCATTAACAGAAACACTATTTTTTACATTACTTTGGTCAACTCCAATCATAGATGCCATTAACATCTTCAACTTACCTTGATATTTACCACCAAGTGATTCAATAATATCAATGGAGTCTTGTTCTAAAGGATGAAAGTTATCCCCATTCAACTTGATGTCAGCGATGTTCCAAAGTAAATATCTATCATTTCTTAGACTTTCATAAGCATTTGTTAATGTTGGTTTTAGAAAGTTATCTCTCCAATCTGAATACATCGGATAAGCCTTAAATGATTGTTCATCATCATCTGAATATTGTTCTCTATCAAAGTAAGGTGGTGAAGTAAATACCATATCCAACTTACCTTTATATTGTTGAAAGTCAGGATGGTCACCAACATGTTCAGAACCTAAACAAAAATAATGATAAGTATTTTTTGGTTCTTCCCAAAATGGATTTGTTTCCAAGCCATGCTCGTTGAAAAAGTCCGCAACATACTCATATCTTGACTTATCTATTTCGTCTATCCAATTGTCCGTGTTCGGGTCTGTTCCGATATAATGTATTCTTTTCTTGGATGCCATAGCACCAAGTATTCTACCACCCCAACCACTTGACGGGTCGTAAATGTTTAGTGGTTCATCTTGTTTGATATGGTCTGTGTATTTTTCATACAGAAGTCTTGCTGTAAGTGGTGGAAAATTAACTGCTGGTTGTGAGTTTAGACTTAACCTAAATATCTGAAATGCTGATGGAAACAATCTTTTTTCAATGTGATAATACCTAATCATAAAAACATTAGTTTTATTATTACCACCCTTAGTCATTACATTATCAGTAACACTATCCACCGATAACTTAGTTTTTAGTGTTGGACACCATAAATTAGTAACCATTTCATCTGTAATTAAACCTTTATCATAAGCATACTTTATTTCATCAGCGTTAATCGTAACATAACTTTTAAGATACTTTTCTTGATGGGATTTTGAAATCCAAATACGATGGTTCTTAAACTTCAATTTATTTTGTTGATAATATTCTAACCACTCTAAAGCACTTTCGCCATTCCAATATGGAAGACCACCTTTTTTATTTTCTTTCCTATCTTTGGAAATAGACTTACTAAAACTATACATAGAGTCTCTACGAAGTCCTCTTCTCATAGCTTTAAAGAAAAGGTCTTTGTTAACATCTTCTTTTATTCTATCGTAAATAGAATTAAGACCTACATCACCAACATCACCAATACGAGTTTTAAGCATGGTTGGAAAAAACTGATTGACACCATTAGCAAACTTGTTGAAATTCTTGATTACATTTCTCTGACCATCATCAGCTTTTTCTATAAAACCATGTATATCATATTCTCTGAGTTTCTTAAATGATTTAATGATGTCTTCAATATTTTGACCAACCATCGGTGGTGTTCCACGCTCATCCCAATCCTCAATAATAAATTGACGAGCTTCTTCAATCCACTCGTCAAGTTCTTCATCGGTTTTTAGGAACAATTCGTGATAAGTAATATTGATTTTAGAATCAATAATACCACTTTTATCGTAGTAGTGTTTCATCATTTAGCCAGTAAATTTTCCTGTTTCAACATTCACACCAGCGTCATCAACTGTAATAAAATCACCCACTTTTTCACGGTACAAGTAAGCATCATGTTCATCACGAGCTAAAAACTTAGTTCCATCTTTCAAGGTGAAAGTCTTGTAGTCTTTCCATTGACCTTTACTTTTCTTTGCCATTATTCATTCTCCTCATCTTTTAATTCTTCTGAAATCCACTCTTCGTAAATCTCATCTATTTGTTCTTCGGTTAATCCTCGTTTGGTGTAAGCTTCTTCTCGTGTCATCATGGTCATAGGCACATCAGATAGATTGTACTCCCTACCATATGTATCCACGAATATCTTTTGTTGTAACCAAGTTGGTTTATACTCTCGGTAGGTCATTATTTTTTCATCCTTTTATGTTCATACTTCACACACTCAACAAAAAACCAAGAACCAAATCCAATTACGGCAATTGGTATAAAGTTGAAGTAGATTGCTACTAATATGTCATTCATAGTTTATCCTTATTATTTCTACTAATTTACGAAGATTTTGGTAATTTGTCAAGCACTTTTTCCTTAAATTTTACAATGCCTTTTCCAACATTCTCTTCCCAATCATCACCAGCATTTCCATCAGCCTCATCTGTAATATATTTGAATGATATGAATGGAACATCATATAGCTTACATACTTTTGCTAAAGCATATGCTTCCATGTCTACTACATCAATTAAGTTTTTCCAATTAAACTGATCAACTGTAACAAATGAATCACCACTACCACAAAGAACATCATTACCGATAGGATTGAAATCAGAATCACTCTCTATTATTATGGGGATGTCTTTTTCAAATGGTGTTTGACCTAATTTAAAACCAAGACCCGATACATCCATATCTCTCTGAACAAATCGTGTACAATCAACTAAATCTCCTTTATGATATTTCCAAATCTGTGAACCAGCAGTTCCATAGTTTATTACTAAATCATATGGAATGTGACTACCTAACTTACCAAACTTTTGTGTTAATTTATATGTAGCGTTTACTTTACCAACACCAGTATATAAAACATCGTAATCTTCTAACTGACCTTGAGTTTCAACCTCAAGTGCACAAACTATTAATGTTTTTTTATTTATATTTCCATAACCCATTAGATTTGTATTACCTTTCGTATGTTTAGGTTCGTATGGACACATCAAACAACCATGTCCACAACAATAACCTCGTTGCACTAAAAACTCTTGTGATAACATTAATCATGACTCAAATCAATTTCATGTTCGTCTTCATATGTTTTCAAGATTCTCTTTACCAACGGATGTCTAATACAATCTTCTCTACTAAAAGCCATGTGATTGACACCCTTAACACCTTTTAATCTAAACCACGCATCATAGAACCCGCTCTTTTCATAATTCGTCACACCATTTGTTTTGTATTTGTCACATTGACTCATATCACCTTGAATAATCATCTTACAATTTTCAGATATCCTTGTCATCAAAGTCTTGATTTGCATGGGTGACACATTTTGAGCTTCGTCAAGAATGACATAACAATTCTCTAAGTTAACCCCCCTTAAAAAGTTTAAAACTCCTATCTCTAATTTATTATCAGAAATCATTTTGGTGGCTCTAGCTTTACCAACTATCTTATCTAAAATAGTAAAAGTTGACTCATTGTATTGTTGTATTTTTGCAGACAATTCGCCAGGTAAATAACCTAACTTATCTTCATTACCAACATCAACAGTTGGATTGATAATTATGAGTTTATCGTAAGGTGTCCCTCGTCTCAACACATCTTGTAAAGCTTTATATATAGAGACATAGGTCTTACCTGTTCCGGCAATACCATGACATAGTATAAGTTGAGTATCTTCCTCACCTATTATATTAAAAAAAGTATTTTGATTGCTTGTTTTTGGTTTAAAACTATTTACAATCTTTGGTATAGCACCAAGTGTATTTCTAGGCATATTGTACTATTGACCTTACATCTAAGTTAAAATTATCTACTCTTGGAACATATTTTAAATCAACTAAGACTAAGTTACCGACCACAGTATAACCTGCTTCTTCCGCTAAATTATTAGTTGCCTGTAATGTCCCACCTGTTGCTAATACATCATCTACGATAACCACTTCACCCTCGCCTTCTTGCATCTCTAAAGTTGCACCACCGTATTCAAGTTCATAACTAACTGAGATTTTTTCACCAGGTGTTTTACCTTCTTTTCTAGCACAAATAATACCACCACCAAACTGAGTGGCAAGTGCTGAAGAAAATAAGTAACCACGAGAGTCTATCCCAACCCAATAATCAGGATTTCTAACTCTTCTACCCATGTCAACTATTGCCTCTAAAAACATTTGTTGGTCTGCCAGTAGTGGAGATATATCTTTAAAGTTTACTCCCTTAATTGGAAAATCTGGCACTTCTTTTATAAATCTTTTATACCCATCCATGAG